TAAGCTGTCAAAATTGATGGCAAAACCAAAACGGCTTTCCATTAATTTATTATATTTTTTGGCTGATTTAACCGCCATTTCTGAAAGTTTCATGGTCTGATTCCTATTTAGACTTTAATATATTTAGCCAGATTTAAAGATTTCGTTAATTCTTTTTTAGTCGTATCAATGCGTTGCATGACTTCCATATAGCGTGTCGAGTAGTATTCTTCACCCCAACTGTCACCTTTGGTCTGGGCTTTTTTATAACGCAAACGGTATATAGCAGCGTCAAATTCCAGCTTGTTTAATAGGCTATCGCTGTCTTTGATATCGTTGGCTAATTGTAGCTTTTGTTTATGCAGAGCTATACAGTAAAATATAGCATCTTTACGATTAAAAAAGTCAAAAATCTGCTCGTTATTGTCCATGACACGCCAGCATTTGTCATTGATTTTAATCACGCGATAACGACCCACAAGAACATCACTGCCTATTTGATAACAAAAGGGCAGGTTTTCATTGGTCTGTGCTAGGGTAGATAATTCTGTTTGTGTAAACCGACGTATCTTCTCTACATCAAACTCAACTGGTGCGTTTTTTGTAGTAGATTTTACCGGCTTCATTGGTTCGAAGTAATACGTCTTTGTTAGTTAGGTGATTGGCTAACAACTGTTCACGTTCATTGAGATGGCTTTTTGCGATAGGTGTATCACCAACAAAACGTTCAAGCAGTTCGCTCTCTTCGTTGGTAATGGGTAGTAATACTTTGTTAGTTAATTCTACGATCTTCATGTAACTATTTATTACTTGAAGACTATGTGGGCTAATAAACCTAATAGGCCGGTTAGGACTACACTTAAGATGGTGACGATGATGCTGACAGATTGTTTGCCTCTGCCTTCGAGTTTGTCATCTAGACTTTCCTTGATGCCAACTAGGTAGCCTTCAAGTTTATCCATACGATGTTCTAAGTTAGATAGTTTAGTTTCCAAGTTACTGTACCTTACGGCACATATCTCAACGTGGGCTTCTAAGCTCTGTTTCTCAATTTCTGATGGATGTGGCATCTCGCTTTCCTGTATGAGCGATGCTGTCTTGATGAGCCTTAATAGTGTGCCTTAATATGTGCCTTAATGAATGCCTATAGCATCTAAAGTATTTAGTTAGGTGGTGACCTGATTAAAGTATACGTTTTTCCAAGGCCCTGATGTGTAAAATATTGGCAGTTCAGGTCTAGCAGTTTCTGAGAGATTTAATATTATTGGAGTTATCTTAAAATCACTTTTTAATAACCCATAGGCGTCTGCACCATCTCTGTAGATTTCAGCGTAGTCAACTGCAAATTTAAAAGTCCATATCTTATGCTGTCCAGTATAATTAATACCAAAATTTGGACTGTGGTTTTTAACGTCGTCTTTTAAAATCTCTGTGAATAGTATTTCAGTCTGTGTGCGCAAGCTGAGTGTTTGTAATACCGTTTCCCAATTACGCTGTTGATTACGAGCAAGTTCACGTTCAGGCGAATATGTCGTCTGTCCAGTTGGTGTAATGTCTACTAGAGTGTAGCCTTGATAGATATATCGTTGATCGTTCACTAGGTATTTATAGTGAATAAAAAAGGCGTTATAAAAACGCCTTTTTTAAGTTTTGTTGCTTTGGCAAACTAATCAGATATTAGTATGTGAATGCTGCAACTGTTGTACCACTTACACCTGAACCGTTAACTGCTGTGTTGCAGTAACCTTGTAAGCTGTAAGAACCTGTTGTAGCTGCTGGAGCTGCACCAGAGATAGCAACACGGAAAGCGTTAGCACCACTGATAGTTGGGTCACCTAATAATTCAATAGAACCAACTTGTTCAATCGCTTTAACTAATAGATCAAAGTTTGAACCAACTGCGTATGGGTTAACGCCAACGTTAGCTAGTGTAACTGTGTAGTGTGTTAAGGTACGACCTGTGATAGTTAAGTTACCGTTTAAACCGTCTGTTGGTTGTGGAAAACCACTAACACGTGTGATTGTTGTGTATGACATTTGTATTTCTCCTATAATTGTGCGCAGTGCGCATACTATTATTTAGCCAAAATACAAAAAGTTAAGTGACTAGATTATTTGTTTAGGAAGTTGATTCTGCTGAATGCTAGACGATCTACCAGTTTAACAGCACCGCCATCATGCCCTATGGCTACAAAGCCTTCAGGAGCAGTCACGCGATAGCCATCAGCGGTTTTTTGGAATGTACCAATGCTTTCTACTTGTTGTAGTTTGTGTAGCAACATGCCTTTAAGCTCTACTACACGTTTGTAGGTAGCTAGAATACCTATGAGATTGTTGCTGTTGTCAGCTATCCATTGTTCTTTGGCTTTGATCTTTTCTACACGATTTTTAGCCATGCGACTAGTAGGATCTTCAACACCCTTCATCATTTCATCATTGTAGTGTTTGATAAAATCTTTAAGGAATACCGTGGGTTCTACAGCATGACTACCAGCACGTACCATCTTGTTGATGAATGGTTTAACCATACGAGCAAATTCGCGATCTTGTAAGATAATGTCAAAACGTTGTTGACCAATCTTATCCATAGTAGATTTAGTTGCGGCTAGATACTTTTTAATCTTGCTATTTTCTGTAGGAGTCAAGCTGGCAATGCCTGTATAGTCTTTGTAGGTAGCATCATCAAACCATACGTTTTTGTTGTGTGTAAATCCAGTGACGTTAACACCAAACTGTGCTGTCATTTCTTCAATAGTATTACCAGTATATGTGGTATGGAAGATGATACCTAACTGTGCGGCTGCGATACGTTCACCTAGGTGACTGTTGACTGGTACAGCGTAGGTAATAGTGTTGGGGGTGAATACATAACATTCTTCTTCATTGACTTCAACACGAGTAACATCACCAGGAGTAAACATCAAGTCGCCTTGTACTACTCCACCAATGCCTAGTTTGCTGAGATATTTTAATGCCATCGCTAGCTTGGCTGCTAGTTCAGGTTTGTCACTGTAGAATCTTTCAATGTCTTGTGGACGCTTACAAAGTTTAGGTTCACCTTTGGCAAACACTGATTTAGTACCTACGAAAAATTTACTATCAGCAGGATCAATGCCGCAGATAATAGCTGGGCTACCATCCCACTTGACTGTTAGTTTAGTTGTGGTGCCTGTGCCTTCTGCTAGCATATGGCGTAGGCTTTCAATAAAATTAAGTGCTTCTACTGCGCCAGCATATCCTTGATTAAAGATCAAATCTTCAACATGCTCAAGGTGAGTATTCTTGCTTTCTGTTAGCAAGAAGTCTGCTGACTGTTTTTTTATTTCAAATAGTTTCATTGGTCTTCGTCTTTGAGTTTCCTGATACCACGGGTGAATTTTGCAGGATCTTGTCCTTTGATAGCATTAAGAAGACGGCGCTCTAACTCAAGAGCCTGCTCGGCTTCGTAGTTTTCACGGATATACTTGATTAGGTTAATAGCACCATTGATGATGTTATTAGCACGTGACTCTAGGAGGTTATCCTTGTCTTTGTGTGTGAGTAATTCGTCAAGCTCTGTAAGTATGCTACGGGTGCGTTTCTGCACGATTTTCACTCCAATTTAGTATATTTATGCTGGTTTCAAATATATTTGTAAGGTAATTTGTTTACTATTTCATATTCTGCTTCGTTGAATCTACTAACTGCCCATGAACTTTGATCTATAGGATATAACCAATGATTACGGAGTTTCCACTCGTTAAAGTATTCTAGATCTAAATTATTATCTTGAATAAATTTTCCAGACACAATGTCTTCAAATTCAACATTTCTGCAAGCAGGATGTGGAGTAAACGGGTCAAATACATTATAGGCTAGGCATCGTATTTTATCTATAGAATCAAGATTATCGGTTTCGCTCCAATTTGGGTGGATGGTCTTAAACCACCCATGATAGTAACGCAACCAACGATATAATTTACTTGTTCTGTGTGTAGTAGTTACAGCGATCACCTTATCAAAAATAGAAAGATTAGGTATAGCAGAAGGATGTGCGTGGGTGCTAAACCAAATATCGCTACCTTTCCACTCATTGATTTTTTTATTCCAGCGAGCCACATCAATTATTTTTTGGATATTAGGAGTATCACCAACTTTAAATTCTTCGTGCTGCCAAGTAGAAGCACGATAAGTAAAGAGATCATTTCTCTCAAATATCAGATTATTATTTAAAAGATTACATAATAACCCACCACCGGTATTATTCGAAAAGCAAATTAATTTCATCTTTTAAATTGTTCCAAATTTGAGAGCGGTCAATATCATATGGGATAAATTCTACTTTATCTACCAGAGAATAAACAGCGTTAGAAATTTGAGGATCAAGCGCAAGATCTAATTTAGGTAGTAAATGTTCGATAATGTATTTTAAATGTATTAACGGTCGAGGTTGGACTTCTGAACCTCGAATATCACCGAATTGTTTTGACCATTCTTCCATTCCTTGATTAATCTGTGTCCAGGGTAAGGCTTCGAGATCTTTATAATTATCATGTGACGAATAATCAAAAAAGTAAGTTGAAAAATATAAATGTTTTATACCTAGATTGTCTAACATTTTAGATAAAGTTATCATATATAATACAGATCGATTAGTTGCCTGCTGTGCTTGTATATAAAATTCTTTATATTTAATAATTTCTGGTAAGGATGATCCGCTAGAAGCCCACCAAGTTTGATTATATGAGTTTGCTACTATGCCTTTGTAAATACTGTCAGTTTCTTGCAATTTTGTCCAAACAGTGTCTTCTATCAATTTATCAAATCTATTTGGTAATGCCCATTGTATTATGAAAATATCAGACGAGATGGCTGTAAGTGCAGATTTGACCGCACAATTAAAAATATATTCATTCCCAGATCCGATATGTCCGAAATTTTTTACAGGAGTTTGTAATATTGGTTCTAGTAGTTGTGGCCATTCGGGCCAAATGTGCCCTGAGGCAAACCCGTCGCCAAATGTATAAATCATTCTGCTTTCTTTAAGCCAGCTAACATAGATTTTAATTTACTGCTGTCTACAGTAGCATTGATTTTAGGTTGATCTTCTGCTGGACTTACGCTACTGCCAGTTTTGATCTGGCTTAGAATGTTAGTCGCACCAACTCCACGTAAGCCGCTTTCTTGTGCTTCTTCACCTGGGTCTGTAATTCTTAGTGTTTCTAAATCATACTCTAAGTCCACTTTCATACCCACGCCACTGGAACTACGTGTTTTCATAAGTTGTAGTTGATAACGACCACGCTCACGCATAGCACGACTTGTAAAGATACCAAACACATTATCTGCTGTATTGATCTTACTTAAACCGCCTGCGATATGGCTGTGATCAAATTCAATTTCTTCTACTGCTCCACGATTCAACTGTGATGCTGTGATCATCAATATGTTTAATTCTTTAGCCAGGTTACGTAGTTCTTCTGATACGTATTTGTCTTTGACAAACAAGTCATTTGGGCTAACTTTAGCACTTACTGGCATGACCAAGTCCAAATAGTCTACCATGATAAAGTCTAGTTTCTTACCTGTTTGTATCTGTAGTTCTTTCAAGTATGAACGTATTTGATTTACGTTACTCTGTGCTGGCATATATTTGATACGCAAACTACCAGATTTCTTGCCAGTCATCTTGACTTTCATTTCAATTGTGTCTAAGTCTTTAAACACTTCTTTAGTTGATACGTTAGCTACCATACTGTCCATACGCATAGCACAAAGTCCTTCACTAAGTTCTAAACTTAGATACACACCATTGAGTCCTTGAGTAGCCCAGTTAATACTGATATTCTGCATGAATAAACTTTTACCTGATCCAGATCCACCTGCAAAGATGTTTAGTTCACCTCTGTTCATACCACCAAATAATCTTTTATCTAGCGTAGGCCAACCTGTTGATACCTGTCCGTTATTTGATTTAATCGCCAATAATCTAGCACGAGGATCTTCAAAGTATTCTGTGCCCAAGTCTTTGGTTAAACTAATCTGTACCGCATCTTTGATTAGTTTCTCCACTGGGTCATATTCACCCTTTTCCAGCATATCTGCGGCTTTAAGGATAGCACGTTCTAGTTCATTGCGTTTGGTAAAGCCTTCAAACTCTGACATGAACCAACTGTAGTGATCTTCTGTTAGGTCTGGTACATGTTTGAGTTCTACACCTGTAACTGCTAGAACTTGTTCAGCAGTAGGCATGGCTTTATGATCATCTGTGTGAGTTTTGATGAACTTGGCAACATCACGCAAACTACGATCAAAGTTTTCTGGATTATAGATGTTTTGTACACGCACATAGCTCTGTGCATCTTGCAACATCATTTCTAAAAATAGTTTCTGTAGTTCTGGTGTGTATTCTTTTGTCATAGTTTAGGGCAGTTAAAGGTACAATAATTTAGTTTAGCATCTTCTAGTGTAGAATAAAAGTCAGTTAGGTGATCTAAAACTTTAGTAATAGTAGTTTTACTTATGTCATACAAATCTTGATTTTTGTAAAAATTGGTTTTATAATACCAACGATGTTCGGCGGACCAACAACAAGGTGTGTAGTAGCCATCAGCTGAAATATAATGACTGGCATTGGTATGTTTACAAACTGCATCGATACCAGACTGTGTATTTTTATCTTTCCAAACAATTTTTGATTGGCTTAATTTATTAATTTCAGTTGGAGTTAACCATTCTGTTCCATGATCCCATCTATCACTATTTAATACAAAAAATCTATCAAATCCCAAATCATCAGCTAGTATTTTAGTTTGTTCAACATCATTTTGATTATATGAAAATAAAATATATTGCCAGGCTAGTTTCACTGATCCTTGTCGTAGAGTTTTAATTCCATCACTGATACTATCCCAATCAGCGTTTATTCTATAAGTTTTAAAATTTGCTGGGGTTCCATCGATACCAAATACAACTTCGTCGTGTTCATCTAATAATTTCCCTAAATTTTCCCACCAGTCTATAGTTCTATAACTACCATTTGTGGATAGTTTAATATGAGCACCCTGTGATTTAAAATATAGTATCATGTCAAATAATTGATCATAATAGATAGCATCACCATAATTTCCACAAAGTTCAATTTTTTTATTTTTAAGATTTATATCTAAAAATGATTTCAAATGATCTAAATTTAAATTCTTATTAGTCCAACGATTAGGAAATTGATCAATGAATTCCGTACGGCTACAACGTGGACATTTTAATGTACACATGTTAGTAGGTTCAATATGTAAACCTTGTAATTGATCAAGCATATAAACGTTTCTTCATTAATTCTATTTTTAATTTACTTGACTGTTTAGCATCTAAGATAGACTTCAGTACAAACAGTCGACCATATTTAACAGTGGCTTCATTGATGTCTTTTGAAGTTTCTAACCATATGGGAAAACTTACACTCCAACCATACTCAATAGCATTAGCGATCATCTTAGCGCCTGCACGATCCTTGTCTGCTACTACTATCACTTCTCTGCCTAGACTTTCAATAATGTCTGCTTGTGTTTCATTGCACTCATTATTCAATACTGCTACACCATCTACACTCATAGCATCAAATGGTCCTTCACAGACAATAACAAACTTGCTGTCTGGCAGTTGATTATTCATGTTAAACACAAAGTTTGGTTCGTAGTGACTCCAGTATTTTGGTTTAACTCCATCTGTAAATGCCCTTGATGTGTAGCCAATGGTCTTACCTTGCCATATACAAGGAATGATCACACGCTGATGTAGGCTATGTTCTGTGCTGTCAGTCCAATAAAAATCATACTTATCATAATCCATTTTACGACTGTTGGTATAGTCAATCGCTGAATTTAATAATGTTGGAATATTTTCAAAGTTGTTTAATTCGTAGAATGTAAAAAACTGTTGGAAGCTGACAGCGCCTTCTGGTAAGTCACGAGCTTTGAATTCAATCTTTTCTTCTTCAGCTTCAGCTTTGACAGCTTCTGGCGCAACCAATTCACGGACACGGATGGCTTCAATTACCAATCGTTTGATATCTGTGTCATCTGCACCTAACCATTTTAGCAGTTTACGGAATTTGAATGTCAAGTGACGGCCTGGTTGATAGCTGGCTTTGAAGTTACAGTTAAAACAATGGAAGGACACGCTACCATCAGGGTTAGCTGTTAATCCACCTCTACCTCGTGTGTCAGGGCTTTCACCATTATGATGACAGCAAGGTGCGTTGAAGCTGGTCCACCCACTGGGAGTGGTCTTCTTCTTAGCTGGTAGTATTGATTTTATGAAGTCGCTTATGATATTCAGCATATACTATATTATACACTGAACTTTTGGTTAGATCAACCTATAATCCAAATCTACTACGCACTGCTTGATAGTTTTGATTGATCTGAGTGTTGCCAAAGGCAGTGTTGTAAATGCGGACAACTCCCAAGCGTCCACCCCAATATTCAGCGTTGTCCCAACGACGCATCAATACTATACCACCTTGTGAACTAGTAGATGAACCCACATAGCCAAAGGTGCCGACCTGCGTATTATTTACAAACAGTTTAATAGTCGTGCCATCATAGGCACCTATGATATGATTCCACGTATTGGTACTTAATGTATAAGGTGAGGTAGCATGCCAACTACCATCCCAGAATCCATTTTGTAAGCCACCAGTGGTATCACTGCCTAGGCTGAAGTTAATCCTACTGGTACCACCAGGATATTGTTCTGTAAGTATGCAAGGTAATGATCCCGTGTTGGTATTGGTAAAATAGTGCCAGGCTTCTACAGTCCAATTTGGTAAATTACCAAAACTTTGATTTGGACTATAAGCATATTGACTGCTGGCTGGTACAAAGTTTAGGTATCCACCATTGTTGCTGCTGAATGTAGGACTACCGCTTAGGGTAAATGATAAGCCGTTAGCAGTATCACGCCAAGTGGTGTTGCCAGAGAAACTTGATGTCAATCCAGCGTCTAGGTTTAACACAAGGTTGGCAGTGACATAAGGTAAACTATCAACTACGTAAGTGCCTTTGAGTGTTACACCCTGTATTATCATATCTGATCCTTAGAATGGTTTGGTTGAGCTCAATGTTACTGTACCAGTGACTGTTATGGTCTGTGTAGCACTTGTGTCCAATGTCACATTACCACCTAGCATGAGATATTTAGTATTGGCTATAGCTGTGAGTTCTTGATTAGGCACTGAGATCGATGTCTGCGTAGGATCGTAGACATTACTGCCAACTACAATGCGAAGATTGGTCATAAGTCCTGGCCAACTTGCTCCATAATATGATCCAATCCAAGGACTAGCGGCAGCATAGTTCAGCGAGTTAGTCTGGGTAGCACCAGCTCTGGTAGCGGTACCACCAGCTGTGTTACCAAGGAATAATGCTTCAGTTGTGCCGTTCCTTGTCAAGGCAAAATAATACCACTTGTTAGCCGTCATAGTGGGCACTGTGTAGCTGAACTGACCACCACCACCGTATTTGTCTGTGGTAAATATCGTTGAACTAGAAACAATTAAAGTAAATCCATTTGTAGATGTAGCACCAACGATACCGTAGGCTGAAGTAAAGTTAGGTAGTTGGAACCATCCTTCAATGGTGTATGATCCTGCTCCAATAGTAACTCCAGGACTGAGTACCAATTGATTAGTACCACTAGCACCACCAGCGAAACTGAGGCTGCCTTGTAAACCAGCTGGTGGAAGGAAATTTAAACCTTGGATATTTACGCCATTAATATACATAATTTACCAGTCTATTCTCAATTGACGCACCCAGTTATTAGCTGTGCTACCACCAGTGTATGCTGCCACACCAAAGTTGTTGCCCGCCGGAGTCCACGAGCCAATATTCACAGCGCCTTGGTATGCTTCATTTAGGTACACTTCCATCATACGGTTACCGTTTTGTATCTTACGTATTTTCAATGTCAAGTTATAGAAACTTGTGTAAGAACTATTCCAAACAGTAATGCCGCTTGGATTATAAGTGCCACTGCCTTCTAATATAAATGGAATGTTAGTCTGTGTGCCGTTAACGTAAACTTCAAATTGATTTGCACTTGAGTAATAGTGGTTAAACACTGCAATGCCACCATTTGATGCATTTGCTCCAGGGTTGGATTGCGGTACCGCATTTGCACCAAAATAGATCCACTGTCCGTCAGCACCAGTACCATTGCCTGCACCTATGCTGGCTGTTATAACCATGTCATAGTTGTAGTTTACGCTACTACTGTTCCAGTTTATATACCCGTTCTGTGTAGTTGATGATGGAGTCAGCTTTAAACCATATGCTTGAGTGCTATCCCAAGCAGCGTTGCCGCCAATGGTACCACTTGGTGTAAATGCTGTTAATGCTGAAGTAGTGTTAGCCTGCCAAGTATCCCATAAGAAACGTGTTTGTGGGCCACTGCTGCCACCAGCTGTGATATTGCCAGTATATGTAGCTGTGGTA